TTGCTCCACCGCCAGCCATAGGACCAATCTGAACTCCTTCTTCCATTTTAAGTTCGTTATCTCCTACAAATTCTTCATCCATCATTTCTACGTCTTCAACATCTGGTCCGTATGCATACTTTTTACGAATATCTTTAATACCACCTTTAGCCGTACTGTACCAAAATCTTAAAAACTCATCTATTTCCATTATAGGAAAACCAGGTTTCTGTTCATTCATGTCATACTTGTATTGTTCGTATGCTTCTATTTCTTCTTGAGAATATTTACCTGAAGCCATCGGACCTATTTCAACTCCTTCTTCTTTCATTAAATACTCAGGAGTAATTACTTCTTCGTCCATTTCTTCCACTTCAAATTCGTCCATTCCTTCTGCATACTTTTTACGAAGACCACTAATACCACCATGCTTTAAACCAGTAGCTGCTGTGTAGTCAGTTATGTCTGCTTTTGTAGTTGGAATATTTGTAATCGTCATAGGTGTTAAATTTAAATCTATTGCTGCTTGAGCTTCATAGCCAGCTGCTTCTGCTTCTTTCATATAATCTTCGTAAGCTCTTTCTTCTAATTCATTTCTTCTTTTGGCATCTTTATAATCTAAATAACCTTTACCTAAAGAAGTTGCAGTTTTTGCTATGGTATCAGCTAAATCTTTATTCTCTTTATACCACTCGTATCCTTTTTTTCCATAATCAATGGCTGTTTCTACCCAATCCCATACACCATATTTAGTAATACCAGGTTGAACTATACCTCCTGGTTTACCTACTAATTTTAAAGATTTAATGCCTTTTGAATTTGCCATATTCTATTTCCTAAATGTATGATTATATATTAAAATCGCAGGGATTATACCTGAACTTACCAGTTTACTTAATTTTTTAACCATCGTCAACATCATCTTATAGGTTACTTTTGGTACCTAAACCTATGTCTAAGATCTTAACATTAACATCTCTTCTAATATGCTCTCTTTTTGTGTCTGTTTCAGGGTTATCTACGTCGTCGTCAGCCTCTTTATCTGACATATATTCTTTGCCTGTTTCAGTATTAGTTAATGTGATCTCTACTTCAGGGGTAATAACGTGTACCTTTTTACCGTCTATTACTTGATATTCACTCTTCGCTTCTTGTTCTTTAAAGGGCATATTTCTCCTATGTTCTGCTCGTTTGTAGTACCGCAGCTGTCATCTTTATAACATTTCCTGTGGCACATTTCATCTTAATTTTATCACCTGCTTCTAGGATGAGTATATTATTAAAAGTCAAAAGATCAACTCCATCATTAGATGTGACATTGGCTATATCATATTCATAATCAGTAGTTGATGATGCATCATATACTTTAATCTCTACATCTAAAGCTGACCCATGAGTATTGTAAAGTTTGATTGTTTTAACAATAGAGGTAGTCTCATCTGGAGCAGTATACATATCATCAAATGAACCTGCAGATGTTACTTTAGCTTGAATATTTTTATATACGTTTGCCATTATGTTAAAAAGAAATTAAACCTTTCCGCATCGTCCTTTTCAGGTTGTTGATATGTTGAATTAAGTTGTTGAATGAGAGAAGAAATTGTTCTGTTAATTTGTCTTTGATTATCTTCACTATATTCTTTTTTAGGTTCTGGTAATCTTACTACTATTTTTGTCATTATCTTCTCCCGTCTGCTTGAACATCTACTTGAAATGTTCCATATCTCCATTCTTCTCCGGAGCTTTCATTTTCAATTTTAATGTTGGCATATCTTCCTCTAGCTCTTGTATCAAATTTTGTAGAAGAAGAGGTAACACTAAATGGACTATAGGTACTATCGGTAGAACTACTTGATGGATAGTTTTTAACTCCTACAGTTACTTTAGCAGTACCTGTTAAAGTTTTAAAATCAGGAATAAATCTTCTCATAGCTAAGAAAAATTCTCCCATTCCTTCTTGAGTTTGAATAGCAAAATCATAAGAAGTTGCAAACGAAGTAAGAGTGGTTACTGTGTTATCAGGATTTAATTGATCCGTTCCTACTTCCTGTTCAAAATAAACTGTTTGACCAAGTCCTGAAGCTCCTACTACATCTGGAAAAGTACCAGTCGATGAACTATTAAATTGAGTAGCATGAGGTTTTGGATAAATCGTTGCATCAATAAAAGTAGTTCTAATAGAATTAGTATTGACTCCTGTATACCAAATACCTCCGGCTTGTCTGCCTGATTCTCCATAGTTATATACTACATATCTATCATTATAACTTGCACTAGCTGATGGATAATACCAAATAACTTCTGTAAATAGATTATTAATTCCTGCATATACTTGTTGACCTTTACTTGTTGCAAAGTCATCAAATACATAATCTTCTACTACACAAGGTAAAGAGTTAACGGTACCATCAAAAGAAAAGAATCCATTATTACTTAACCAATAAGCAACCCCATCTATTTCACAGCATGCGTTTTGACCTATTAATCCGCAGTTAGTTCCTACTTGTTCAAATTCAAAAGTATAAGGAGAACCTACATATTTCATAGTATAAAGAGCATTGTCAGTCCAAACTAGAATGTTTTCTTTAGCAACAATAGCTCCCATTAATTTTGTTCCATCTTGAAGTCTTTGATCTCCTGCACTATTGTCTGCTTCTGGTGCAAAGGTATTGATAGCATTAATATCAGAGAACCGAAGAAACATATCATCTTGGCTACTAGAATCTCCTAAAGTTGTTTCTGTTCCAAAGTGAACTAAGTGTCTTGTTGTTGGAGATATTAAAGTAAATCTACTTGCTGTTGGATTTCCATCACCACTACTAATAGCGGTTACATAATTGGTTGTATTCATAGAAGCACGTGTTGTAAATTTTGTATCTCCCGTTACTCCGGAGTTCCATGTATAAGTTTTTCCATTAGCAACTGTTGCAACTAAAACCTGTCCCCAATTACTTAAAGACCACAATGCTGGTTCTAAAGTAACGGTTGTTGCATTAACTGCATCACCCCAGTTAGTCCATTTAGTTGCGTTTTGAAGAGCTGTATTATCAGAATGGGCTTGTCCATTTGAAGTTCCGGGAGTTGCTGTCCCTAAAGCTCCTCTAGTAATGTTTTGAAAATTTGTAGCGTTGGTTGCTGTGTAAGTAATTAATTCAGCCGTAGGCACTGTGCCGACTGCAATAGTTCCTGTAGAAGGAAAACCTGTAGTAGAGTCTACTGTAACAGCTGTACCAGATCCACCAGTACCAGCAGTGTCAGCATTTAAAGCTCCATCTAATTGATTAGATTCTGATCCTGTAACTGTTCCCCCATAGTCTCCAATTCCAAATCCATAACCATAAGATTGTTCAGCAGGTCCTACTCTTTGATAAGGAGATACAGTACATGCACTTCCTGAAGTTAAATCAGAACCGCCTCCTGCAGTCTCAGCTGTTGGAGATGTAATTGTAAATGTAACGTTACTTGGAACGGTTACAACTTGACAAACTTGTTTATCACTACTTGTATATTCAATATTGTTTTTATTTATACCTGAACCAGTAGGCATAGTAACCGATTCTAAAGCTACAATGTCTCCTATTTCTAAACCATGAGCAGATCCTGTAGTAATAGTAATAGAAGTACCGGGAGCAGTACTATTTGTAGTTATAGTAGAAGCCCCAAAAGTAATTTGAGCTCCGGAAGAATTAGTCCTCCAAGGAGTAATATCATAAAGTGTTCCTTCAAAATAAATTAATAAAAATTTGTCGGTTCCTATTCCAACGTATCTGTTTCCTTCTAAATCTGTAAAAGCTAATTGTCTTCTGGCTACACCATGAATAGTATTTGTAAGTAAAGAAGCCCAGCCACCTACTTTTTCAGCAAGTCCATATCTCCATCTTACATTATCGGAATCGATCCATCGATCTGTTGCGCCGACACCAGTGTCTTGTTTATTGACACCTGGTTGAAATTTCATTTCAAAAAGAGCCATATGCTACGCTCCTTATGTTGCTTTACTCTTATAGTTCCAACCGCATGTAGCGTCTACATATATAAAAGTAGCTGCCATCCCATTTGTACCTAAAGTGGCATTAGAAGTCCCATTATTAATAGGCTTTCCATTTCTATCTACTGTAACAGCATTTGATCCAAAATAATTTCTAGAATCAACTATAGTAACTTCATCGCCTACCGCTGGTGAAGCAGGTAGTGTCACTGTAACTACTGCAGAAGTAGTATCTACAAAAATTTGATCTCCAGCCACCGCTAAATAAGCAGAATATGTATTATTAATAGAAATAGCTCCTCTATCTAAAATAGTTATAAGAGTCTGAGTTCCGTTAGATCTACATAAAACTGTTGCTCCAACAGGAATAGATTGAGTAGTGCCACTAGCAGTTAAAACTCCTAGAGTGTATTTGTTAGTTCCATTTCTATCAGTATCGTCTTTCATGATCCAAACTCTATCAGAACCTGATGGCATAGTTATTGTTCTATTAGCCGCTAAAGTTCCATAAAGTCTTAGATATTGATTTTTTCCGTTAGAAGTAGCTCCATCAGTTAAAGCCAGTGTTATGTTTGCAGATGCCATATCTACATCTAAAACACCAGATGCTACTTGTTCTAAAATTTGTAGGTTAGTATTAGTAATACCACCCCATTGACCAGCTTTTTCACCGGTTGTTATTAATTCTAATTTTGTATCGCTTGAATACGTTGATGCCATAATTTTATACTCCTGGGTCTATTTCTACCCAAGTCATACTAACACCTGGGACTATTTCACTCCATGTTATTGCCTGTGCTGTTCCTGTAGCTAGGGTTAGATCTATGCCACTAGGCTCAACATTTGCGTCAGCCGTCACTGTAACACTTCCTGACGAAATTACAACATTATTTCCGCTAACTGATACATCTGCTCCTGCTGTTGCTATAACAGTTCCAGTAGCTAAAGTAATACCAGATCCAGTAACTGTAAAATCTACATCAATATTAAGGGTAACAGTACCTGTACCTAAAGTAAGTGGGTTTGGATTAGGTATTTCTGTAATAGAATCTGCTGTGATTCCTGGGTCTCCAATATTGATTGTAAGCTGATTACCTGTAACTGCAAGAGTTACATTTCCTTCATTACCTGAAGCTGAAATGGGTAGTGCCGCAAAAGAGTCAAATCCTAATAACATATATATCCTTAAAAGGGGACAGTAGGTATGTGGTGGTGTACTGCCCCCATCTAAGAATTATATCATCGTTTGAACCAGTTAGGAAGTCCTAAATGTGGACGTTTGTCGAACATATTATCCTTCGCTCCTGGGGTCTTACGATTGTTATAATGCAGAAAAACTTGAACACATTCTTTGCCTTTGAATTTATTTCTCCAATGTTCTAGCTCACAGCCAGAATAAACCAGCATATCTCCTGGTTTTAGATCTACCTTAATACCTTTCCTACCTTCTTTTCCAGATGGCTCTAGATATATTGGCCAATCATCACCACCAAGATTCATGGTTGTAGATATCTCACAGCTAAATCTATCTTTGTGTCTTTTTAAAATATCACCTTTTTTATATATTCGTGCATATGTATATGCAGGATATAATTTTAATCCTGTTGCTTTTTCCATCTGCGGTAAACATTTTAATAGTAATGTCTCCATAGCCATGTTTGCATATTGAGAATAGGTGTTTGGAATCTGTTCATTCTCACCTTCATAATATCCAATAATAGTCTCAAAAGGTGAAAAGTATTTACGTTCTCTACAAGTATCATAAACTTGTTTTTGCATTAAAAAATAATTTGCAACAAAAGCTGCTAGGTCTTTTGATATAGCTTGACGAAGAACTGTGTACTTTTTCTTTTTAAACATCTTTTGCCATTTCCTTTGGAACAGCTTGTATATTCCAATGTATAAATCTAAAGGGTTCAATACCAAAGTCTACTGCATATTCGTGTTCTAAATAACCTGGAAATATAATTAATGTCCCTGGTTTAGGTTTAAAGTGAATTAATTCTGAACCTGGCCATACACCTTTTATATTTGGTTTCATTTTTAATTTTGTACATCTTGCACCAGTTTTAGGTTCATGAAATACAGGATAAGAAGTTTTATCACTACACTTTAAAAAGTAAAAACCTGATACGTGTTGATTCCAATGTATGTGTGCTGCATGATGACCACCGCCTTTCTTTGCAAACTCTTGCACCCATAATTCAGAAAACATGGTTGTGTATTGCTGCATATC